GATATTGTGAATCACTGGAAGGTGATTCTTTTTTTAACCCAAATCTCGGAAGGAGATTGATATGAAGAAAATTATAGCACTAGTTGTAGGAGCAGTAATTCTTATTGCTTCTAGTATTACACTAGTCAGTAAAGAAAATGTAAAAGTGGGATACCTTTTGGTTGGACCTAAGAATGATGGTGGATGGTCAATGCGTCACGATCAAGGCTTTCAGTCATTGACAAAGTATGGTCACAAAGTATCTGGAATTGAAATGGCTCCAGAAGCAGAAGCAGCAAAGTTGTTAGGTAAACTTGCACGAAAGAATGATATTGTTTTTGCAACATCATTTGGTTACATGGATGGAATGGTCAAGGCTGCAAAGAAACATCCTGACACAGTTTTCATGCACGCTACAGGTTACAAGGGTAATGATACGAACATGGATAATTATGTTTGTCACTCATTCCAAGCTCGTTATCTTACAGGTATTGCAGCAGGTATGATGACTAAGACAAACAAGATTGGTGTGGTTGGTTCACACGCAATTCCAGAGATTATTCGTAACATCAACGCACTTACTCTTGGAGCTCAGTCAGTCAATCCAGACATTGAGGTAAATATTGTATGGATAAATTCTTGGTTCGATCCACCCAAAGATATGGATGCCGCCAAAGCATTAGCTGATTCTGGAAATGATATTCTTTACACGACAACCGATTCACCTAGTGTAGTTGTTGTTGCACAAAAAGCATGGAAACGTGATGGTAAAGACATTTGGAGTATGGGTAATGATGCACCAATGGGTAATAACGGACCAGACCGATACATTACAGGAATGATGTTCAACTGGAATGTTCTCTACAAACACATTATTGACCAATATGCAGCCGGTGAGTTACAGATGGGTCAAAGATGGGATTGGGGTCTACAGGAAAATTGTGTAGGTCTATCGCCATGGGGAGAAAACGTGCCAGGCAAAGTTGTCAATTCTGTTGAGAACGTCAAAATGGATTGGGTCAATGACAAGATGGACAAGTGGTATCCCTTCAGTGCTGGTGTCACCAAACAAGACGGAACAGTAATTCCTGCTGGTGCAATCAAGAGGAGTGAATTAGAGACTATGAATTATTATGTTAAAGGTGTGAACGGTAAACTGTAAATGACACCGAAATCAGAGTTCCAAAAAGAAAGAGAACTTTGGTGGAAGAAGTTTGGCGAGGAACACAGGAGTAAATTTCGGTTAGAGTTTATTGATTGGTTATTAATAATTGTGTTACTCGCCTCCATAATAATATTCTTTACGTTGTTTGAATGAAATGTTTTAGATATATACTACTAATAAAGGTTGAGAGTGTTGCGCCATAGTTGAGGTTGAATTTGACTGTTCACCAAGAAATTATCCGGCGGAATTAGTCACCCGCTTAGACTAACCTATCACAAACAGATGGGGGATTCTAGCACTCTTATTTTTCCACTCAATAGAGAATTGAATGAATATTTTTCAGGAAGTTGATTTCAAAAGTCACTCTGGTTTAGACTTGAGTTGGAAAATTGAATGTGATGGTGTTTCCAAAAAAGAGTGGAAATGTCTAACAGAAATGATAATGGATTATGAGAAAAGACCATTTCAATCTGCAATAGGAATTCCAAGAGGTGGAGTGGTTCTTGGTTCTTACCTCAATCAATACTCTACAGAAAACCCCGATGATCCAATACTTATAGTTGATGATGTACTCACTACTGGTGGGAGTATGGAAGAATTTAAAAGAGAACGAATGTTTAGGAATCCTACAAAATATATTGGATGGGTTGTTTTCGCTCGTGGGTTTCCCCCTCAATGGTGCAGAGCACTATTTCAAATGCCTTTCAATCCAACTGAAAAACTGTAAATGCAAATCATCATAGCTCTTGATAATATGTCTTTTGAGAAAGCTCTTGAGTCGATGATTCTACTCGGACCTTTTGTTGACGGATTTAAAATAAATCACACACTACTTGAACGCTCTACTATGTTTGAGCATTATGAAGGTGAACTTTTCATAGATTTCAAACTTTGGGATACTCCTGCTACCGTGTGTTCGGTTGTAGAAATGATTCTCGAAAGAGGTGCGACAATGACGACTATTAGCACCTTCAATAACGAAGAAGTATTCCAGTGTCTTCACCAATATTCAGAAGATATAAAATTACTAGGAGTAACCTACCTAACCTCTTGGTCAGATACAGAACAATATAAAATAGTTAGAGAACCGAAATCCAGTATGTGGGAACGTAATCTCAAACGAATACGAAAATATGGATTTGCTGGTATTGTTTGTAGTGCTCAGGATATTAAAGATATAGAAGATAAGAGTATACTGAGAGTATGTCCAGGCATTACTTTTCATTCTCACAATCATGGACAATCAAGAACTACATCTCCTAGAGCAGCAAGAGAACTTGGTGCGGATTATATTGTTATTGGTAGAAGTGTAACACAATCAACAGATCCAGAAAAAACAATCATAGAAATAAAGAAAACTTTAGAGTCATAACGATGGAACACCTTAAAAATAATGGAATCGTTTTAACAGATATTCTTATAATAGCCGGAGTCATATTGGTTCCGAGTTGGACTGTTGCTTATATCACTAATTCAGTAGTTTATGTTATACCAATGCTTGCGGTGACGACATTCGTTGTTGCACAAGTGATGCAGCATAGAAACAATAGAAGATTAGACAAAGATGAGTTTAATGAGTTCAAGAAAGAAGACACTGGAATGAAAATGAAGGATGATGGGGGTATGCATGAGTGAAAATTGGGATGGAAAAAAGTGTAATGTATGTGAAAAGGTGTATTCTATATTTCAATCTGGATGGACATATCATACATTCGACAACTTGATTACTTGCTCTGATGATTGTAAAAAAGAATACAGAGATAAAAGAACATCACACTAAGTTTTTTTCTTATGAGGATGATCATCTATACATTTCTCCAGATGTTCATTCAGTGTTTGCTCAGTAACAAAAGTTTCATCACACTCATAACAACTCATAAATCCATATTGGTCAAAGAATTCCTGTTCTTGATTAGTCATGAAAGTTCCAATTTCTTTTTTATTTATAACATTGTGTTCCCCTATATAATTGAATATGAAAAAAAGAGATAGAAAACTTTATGATTCGTGGAAATATAAAGGGAGTAATCTGATGGAGTTTAACAATCCCATTTTTCAGACACTATTAGGTCTGGTGATTTTTTACATTGGTTTGAAGATGTTCAGCGGTGGAATGAAATCAATGGGCAAACTGGAACACCTTGAGGTTTTTCTTGGTAATCCATACTGGATGTTTTTCGGTGGAATCGTAATGACTCTTCTGTGGCAATCATCTTCACTTTCCACCACAGCAATTATTGGATTGGTTGCATCTGGTGCTCTCCCTCTACCATCGGCGATTGCAGCTGTACTTGGTGCAAACATTGGAACTACAGGAACTATCTGGTTAGCAGGAATGTTGGTGAGCGATGGAATGCCCGTAGGTATCACTAAACAAATTGCGATGGTTCATACAGGAGTGAATATGTTGATGGCAATAATGTTACTTCCATTCGTTCAACCGATTGCTAAGTTTATGTCGAAATTCTAACTTGACATTTCCTATATAAAGTGTTACAATTAATATGTAGAGTGAAAGAATAATCTATTACTCTTATTATGAATAATCTAAATTGAATAACAAAAAATGATATCAATAAAAGTAAGACCGAAAGATAATATCAATCGTATACTAAGTCGGTTTAAAGCTTCAGTTATGGCTGAAGGAACAATGAAACTTGTTAGAAAGAAAGCTTTCTTCCAGAAACCGAGTCTTGAGAGAAAGTTGAAACGAGAAGAAGCTCAACGTCAACGTAAGAAAGACGAGATTAAACTCCTACGCAAAATTGAAAGCGAGGAAAGTGACTGGCGAGGAAACTAAGGTTGTTCAGTTAGACGAGTATCGAAAACAAAAATACATTCTCAAAATGTATGTTGGAGGTTATTACGTGCATCCTGAAATGGGTGTGCACCTTCATTGTATCGGCCTGACTTCTCCGATGCACACCAAAAACGATGAAGTTCATTACATAATCGAAGACAATTTCGGAAATCTATCCACATTCCGAATCGATGATCCACCAGTTGGATTCGTATCATCCAATATAGCAGAATTTGCAGAGGCATGGTATAACGGAACAGAGCCCACAGAACCAGTAGAGTCTTAGTATTATAAATAATCAGTGAGGGATATCTTTCCTTATAGTTGTCATACCTACCATACAAAAAAAACATTAGAGTCATTAAGAATGTTACGATTTACAGAATATACCGATATTGAAAATTACATCGAATCTCTATTGGAATATACTATTTCTACAAAAGATAAGGGTTCATATGCTACTTGGGGTTCAAAGAAATTTCCACCTCCTAGCTGGGTTGTAAACGGATTTGCGGCCGCTGAAATTTCATTATCCGATACTACCGTTTTTCAAATAGCTGATGGTAAACCAGAAGATTTTGAAGATAATTATATAATTGGAACTTCAAAAGAATCAAAAGACATTATAGCGTATACTGATGTTTATGATGATATTGAAGGAAAACTTCTAGGTAAAGTTGCATGGACTAAAAACCCCGAAGGGAGTTGGAAAGGACTTGAATCTGGAACTGATATAAAATGGGGGTCTAATACCGATGCTGTAGAAACCGCTGCTTGTATGGGAGTATACCTAGATGCAGATGGTGTTCTTGCCGATGAGAAAAAACTTGGGCCAGCGAAAACTAGAGAAAAGTGGAATCCAATAATTAAGGGAGTTTTAAATAAGAGCGGAGATTGGGATAGCGGAGGAGTAAGTAAACTTGTTAGTAAAATAGATGATATGTCCGATGTTAATTGGCGAACGATGATCCTCATAGCTAAGGGTATGCAAAATTTTATAAGTCAAGAAGGTAAAAATATAGGTTCAACTTATCATATTATACATGGAAGCATTCGAGATTATTATACAGCAGAGGAAAATAACCCAGCTATTGAAACCACAGGAGATGCTAAAACCAATACAGCAGATATGATTTTGGCAAATGTATCTGCGGGAGAAGTGATAAAGGCAATGGCTGACCAAGTAGTAGGGTATGATGATACAGATTATTATTGTCATGCCTCAAATAAATCAGTTAAGTTTTATCAAATCTCTTTGAAAAAATCTATGTCCGGCGCTCAATTAGGAAAACTAACTGGAGCCATAAAGTCATTATATAAAGTTGGTCAAAATTCTACCACATTATGGAAGTCTATTGTGAATTCTTATATGGTCAATCGTGGATATGAAATATCACAACTTGATGAGGGTTGGTTTTCGGATAAGTTGTCACAAGGTCTTACCGCTATAAAATCATTTGCGGCAACGTGGTATAAAAAAATAGTTGGATTGTTTAATAAAATAAAAGAAATTGGTAAAGCATTACTCTCTGGATATGATAAGAATTTACCAAGTGGAAGACCAAACAATTTTCAAAAATCTTTGATAACTAGTATCTTTAATGAAAGTAAAAATTTAAGTCACGGAGAGTTTTTAACTGAGGCGAAAGCACAGACTGAAAAGTCAATCAATGATTATTTAAGAAATGCAACTTCTGAAGAAGCAGTGAAACTATTAAATCATGTCAACGGTCAATTAAAAACTATTGAAGATTATTTCAAAGGAAAAAATCATCTCATTAATCTATCAGTAAAAGGTAAAGTCACAACTGGTGCATATAAAACTACAAACGGAAAAAACAGTTGGAATGATAATGATATGTATAAATTATATGCCAATGCTTCTTCACTAGAAGCATTCATTGCAATTTACGAATTCAAAAAGGGAGATGTAACATCACTGAAAACACAAATGGTGGACTTGGAAAGAGAAATATATTTTGGAAAAACAAAATTGCCAGTATTTAAAGTATATGGAGCAACAGACGAAAACGATACATCCACCACAACAAGATTAGGAACATCAAAAGAATTTACAGATACTAAAAATACAAAAATAGAAGGAGCTGGATTTGACTGGCCAGTTATGGGAATCAGATATACAAATCAAGGGAAGTTTTACACATTAGAAGGAACACTTCTTAGTGATGTCGATGATAAAACAAATGAACCAAGTTATACCGCTTGTAGAATGGGAACAAATCAGAGTAAGGCTTATTCTTTTATAATTGAGGGTACTGCTGTAAAAACTTGGGCACAATTTAAATCCGTATTTTCTATAAAATAATGCTACGATTCAAACAATATCTCGCTGAGGCGAAAGAAGGAAAAAACCTTCACCTTGAACATCTAGAAGATGAGGTGTTGAACAATGGTGTAGAAGGAACACGAGCAGCAATCAACTTCCTTCAGTCATTGAGAGATATGCTTGCTGGTAACTCAAAGAGCAGTGTCAATGTGACCGTCAAGTGGGATGGTGCTCCTGCTATCTTTGCTGGTATCAATCCAGAAAACGATAAGTTCTTTGTAGGAACTAAAGGCGTGTTC